ACACGAATTGTTTCGATTGCCATGTTTGGGTAAACATCATCTCCTATCTTCATTAGTAAAGGAACTCTTCTGATTACACCATCAATTTCAGGTGCAGTATTAATAACGCCAACACCTGCAGCACACTCTGCAAGTTTAGGTAAAGGTCCAACCATACCTGGCCATTCAAACAAATACGGTAGTGGGTTGCCTATTTTTGCAACTCCTCGTGATATTGCATTACTAGTAGTTTTTTGTGTAGTGCCAGTTTGTGCAATGACTGTACCGTATCCTAATGCTTCACAGAACACATCATCGCCACCTAGTCTATCTTCTTCACTAAACAGTAATGGCATTACAATAATGCCTGTCTGTGCATTTCTTAAATCAAAGATAAGTTGTGCAAGTACATCTCGTTTCCACGGCCATTGACCATGTTTTTCGATTGCCTGTTCGTCTATAGTAACTATTGATACTGATTCAGAAGGTGTCTTTACTTCGTTCTGTAATACATAATCAAATGACTTAAGTCGTAGTATCTCTTTAACCCATGGGTCTTGAAGACCAATATAGGTTAATACTATAAGAGTAACAAATGCAATGGACCAATGTGACAGTATTTTCTTCATAGTTCTATTTACATCATTCTTGTAGAACTGTAACAGAACATCCAGAAGATGTCTGACAATTATTTGTTAATGTGTATGATTGATTTGAATCACTATTCTGTGTTAAATCTAAATCTGTTGTATACGCACCAGTTAAATCTATTGTTGCTGTATGAACGCCATCTCCTTTTTGTACCATAGATTGTTCACCATTATCAGTTCGTACTGTAAAAAATAATGTTTTATTACCATTACCTTTTTGTTTAAAGAAGATATCATTATTATCACCACCGTATGTGTAAATTCTAGCATTGTGGTCTGCATTACCTGTACCTGTTTCTTGTGAACCTTTTAAGTCTGTGTTGCCTGAATGTAAATCTATGTTGACTGTGTGTCCGCCATATTCTGCTGTAGCACTTGCTTCACAAGTTGAATCATTTGTATCTACAAATGTTTTACCTTGACAGATGTGGACATTATTATCATTTGTGTTAATATGAAACCCTATAACATTTGTTTCTGAGCCTGTTGTATTGTACTGTTCAAACTTTAAACTGTTACCTGAACCGTCTAAGTCACCACCCCAACCTTGACCAGAACCCCAATATGAAATCCAACTAATTGTGTTTTTATTTCCTGTTTGATCAATATCAATTGTGTTGTTGTCATGTGATACAGATAACTGCACTACATTATCATCACCGTCTTGAGTTATATCTAGTGTAAAGTTATTACTTGTGCCAACTTGAGTAATATATATTTCATTATTGGCTAATACAGGCAAACATAGAAGTAATATACTACTGACTTTGAATAATTGTAATAACACTTTCTATTCCTCCTAGTTCAAAATCTATTAATTCAAAATCTCCTTGTTGTATATTCATCATGTAACTGTTCTCTTGTTCGAGTCTTAATTCTACAACACTACCACTTGCAGCTTCTCTGTGAAAATACCATTGAGGTTCTTCATCTAATATTGTAATTCCTGTTATTTTATCTTTACCCAGTTTAAAATTATACTTGCCTTGTTTTTTGTCAAACTCAGAACGCATCTGTAATGCCAACTGTAAATTTAGTTGTTCAAGAATATCACCTAAAAAGTTTTGGTCTAAAAAGTCAACATCAAGTAATGATGATGCTTCATCTTCTACTTCTGCTAATAAGTCTATTTCTAGTTCATCAAACTTTAAAAAGTCAATGTCAAGTGCAGTAGCAACCTTGTTTAATTCTGATTCTTGCATTGCTTCTACAATTTCTCTTGGTTTAGATATGATAAGTAAATTGTTAATCATACTTTCTTCTAAATCTAGAATAACAGGTTTTAAAGGTTTTGATGAAATTGTATCAACAACCGTTGCCTGGAATGCTTGGTTCATAATTATCATACCTGCATCTGATTCAACTGATATTTCACCTACAAAACAATTGCCATTTGTATCACATGATGGCAACAAAATAATAGTAGAACTACCTACTTCGTCTATTGTCATTGTAAAATCTGTGCCACGAACACCAATCGTAGCAGTTGGTGTTTTTATCTGTACATTTGTTGGACTTGTCTTTGCTATTTGACCAGAAGCATACCTTACTGTACCTAGTGCTGCTTTAAGTGAGAGTGAGCCTGTTTTTGTATTTGGATCATAAACAAACTCGTCAATAATTAATTTTGAATGTTGAGTTATATCTACTCGTGTGTCATCAATAAACTCAATTGCAACTTTACCTTTACCAGTCTTAATTGTGTCGTATGAAAATATGTCTAAGTCAATTTTAGAATCAACACCTTCACCATCTGTTCTTTCAATAATAGCGTTACCTTCGTGTAAGATAATATCGCCAATAACACTAGCAAATGATGAAAATGTTAAACACCATAATATAACAAATAATCGCACATTAATCTCTTTGAATTATATCTACATTAGCTGATGCACCATTAACTGTTAACGTCAATACATCGCCAGAACCACCAGTCTGTAAGATAACATAGTCTGCACTATTGCCATCATGATGTAAGTTAATTGTACTTGCATTGTCTTGGTCAATATCTGCTACAAAACTTGTGCCGTTTGCATCTATGTTGACTGTACCTGTGCTTGTTTGTTCAATACTCACATTCGCACTTGCACCATTCGTATCTAAGTTAATAGTACTTGCCCCTGTTTGGTCAATATCATATGTGCCGCCAGCACCATTCAAACCATCTGAAGTTTGTCCAAGAATAGTTCCGTCAGTATTAAATACGGCATGACCTGTTTGATTGATATTAACTGTTTTAACAGCACTTGATGTACTTCCAGTAGTCGTCAATGTTATTGTGCCACCAGCAGTCTGATTAATATCAATGTTCTGTGAATCGCCAGTTGTTACTACTGTTGCTGAGTTATCATAAGAACCTGATTGAACAACATCAATATCAGCAGTAATACCAGTTTGTGTCATAATTAAAGTATGACCTGCAACATCACCATTATCATCAATATTGATTAGATAATTATTTGAGTCGCCATCAATTGTTAATCTTAATATTGCACTTGTGCCATCAATTGTAGCTGCAACAACAGTACTGTCTGTGCCTGAAGCACCAACAATATCAATATCAGCATTATCACCAGACTTTGAACTAGCAAGACCTACATCTATGTCAATGTCCTGTGAGTTACCTGTAAAGGTAATTACAGCATTAATATCATCACAACCTGAAGTAGCTCCAGCACTATCACAATTAAAATCAATATCACTGCTATTACCTGTCAAGCTAAACACACCAGTAAAATTATCACCTTCAATATCAAAAGTAATAAGATTACTATTACCAACTTGATCAATATTAAAGTTAGTTGCTGAACCACTAGCCGTAGACGCTGTTGTGCTATTTCCGACTTTGTTACCATCTCCATCTTGAAGCACATCAAATACTAATGAAGCACCTGCTTGTGTTACATAAATTTTATTTGCTGCCATTGCTGACATACTTATCAAAAACATAATAAAGAAAGTTAATAGTTTCACGTTACTCTCCCTGTTTCTTCGAAATCGGATGTTCTGCCCACTTATTAACTTCTATTATATCAGAATCAACTATATCTATCTTTTCTGCGATTATTGGCAGTCTCCACTCCCATAAGCCTAATTCTTTACCTTCATGTACCATTTGCAATACTGCGTATTCAATTGCAGTACGAATTGCATAGTTTACTGGTTCGTTAGTTGCATTACCAGATTCTATCTCTAATGCTCTTGTACCTAAATCTAAAAATTTAAATACATCAGCACCATTACTTGTACTTGCAATTGTTTTTGTTGCAGACACAGTTAGTAAAATCTCACCTGTCTGTACACCAATCAATCTTAAGGATACTGTTACTTGGTCTGTTCTGTATTGGTCGTTTACACCTAGACCTAAAAATCTTGCTCCAGCACCACCGCTTGTTGTGTTTGTATCATAACCAACAATACCACCTTCTAATATTAGACCAGCAAATAACATTGGTTGTAATGAATCTACTCCAGCTGCACCATCATATAATTCTCTTGTGCTTCTAATGAGCTGTCGTTCTTTAACTAAGTTATCTAAACTTGCTCTCTCAACAACTGTAAACCAATCACCGTGTGAAACTGCCATTAGTGCTTGTATTACCCAAACATCTGCTCCTTGTGAAACTGCTGTAGATAATCCAACTTGTTTTCTTTGACCAGTTTTATCAGGAAAAGCATAAACTGCAACTGTAATCTTTACTGGATTGCCATCTCCGTCTGTTGGCATACCTATTAATGGAGGCATTTCTTGCAACAATGTTTTAGTTGGCGTTCCTTGTGTAAATGGCATTTCGCTTTCTATTACTTTAGTATTTTGAACAGAACAAGATGCAATCGACAATGATAACAAAATCGGTACTATGTAATCCATTAGAATTTAAAGTCCCCAACAGGCACAACTAATTGTGTTAATGAACCATCAGCGGCAGTAACAGTTAATGTAATTGTTTCTGCTGTTTCATCTTTTACCCAGGCAACAGTTGAACCATCAGGTAATGTTGCTGTACCACTAAGTGGGCATTCTAATGCAGTTGTAGATGTATCTTCAGTACAGTTTGTGCCGAACATATTATCGACCATCTGTTTAGATAAATTTGCAAATATACGACTTTCAACATTCGTTACAAACTTTGCAAGAGTTGTATTCTTAGCATCTCTAGCTTCTTTAGCAGTTGCTGAAATTAAATCGTCTTTTACTGATTGTTTTCTGTTGTATTGAAGTTGTTCTATTGATAGTACATGACTAGAATACCCAATCCCACTAAAAGCAGGATTGTTAAATCCAAATGTTAGCTCACTAGCTTGGATCGATGTGGTTAACAGTAGTAGTATTACTCCGACTAGCCGCATTTCTATCTTGCTCCTGTAATATCATATCAAGTTTAGCATTAAGCCTAATCAGATCATTATCTAACATTCTAACTCTATCAATTAATGCAATTAAAGTCATATGACTATCACCAATAATAGGGTCTACTTTTGTTGACACCCATGTCCATATAAAATATATGAAGTAACCCATAGCGCTTGCAGCAATAATAGGGAAACCATAATCGTTAATTAATTGCCCTATAGAATCCATTAGTCTCTTCTAGCATCTGTTTTACCATCAGCTCGTGCTATTCGATCAACATCTGGTCGTATATTAAAAGCTTGACACATTTTTATGTCTATTCGTATTAATTCACTATTCATTGTTTTCACTCTATTATCAAGAGCTTGAGCAAACATTCTTTGTTGTTTAATGTCATCTAATACACCGTCTAATATAAAGTTTAGTGTTAAGTAAACAAAATATCCAGCTGCACCAGCGCCTACAATTGGGAACCCAACCTCAGTGATTAAATCTAAATATGCTTCCATGCATTAAGTGTGATGTATTGCTCTTACTACTGTAGGTATTACGAGCGTAATCCAGAATACTAATACAATTAAACCTGCTACTAGATTATTTCTAAGTCTATCAGACATTATCCAGTAGGCTCTGCATTAGTTATTTGCGTATTAATATTACCTGTACCAGTAGCATTTATCGCAACAACTCCTGTAGAAGCTACACCTGCTGTACTAATATTGATAGCCCAAGCATCTAGTAATGTCTTAAGATACTTTTGGTCAGCATTCCACTTAAATCCTTTAGCTTGCTCACCATATAAAGTAACTTGTTTACCCATAGTACTATTAGCATTAGGAGTAGTATTACCAGTAACTAATGTTTGAGCGTATTCAGTAGTTGTCTTTTGAAGTAATAAAGCTTTTTCTTGGTCAGTCTTTAATTTTTGCGCATCTGCTTGTAATTCTTGAGCATCAATTAAAGCTCCTTGTTTAACTCCTAAAGCAATATCTGCTGTAAGCTTAACTACTTGTTTATCTACAAGTAATTTATCTGCGTCAACCTTAAGTTTTTGTGCATCGGTTAATAACTCGTCTGCATCTACTTTTAAACCTTGTTTAGTTTGTAAAATAACTGCAGCATTAGTACTTTCTTGTCCTAATGTGTAAGTTACTGATTGTGATAATGCACTTTGCATTGCTCCCAAGTAAACAGTAGCAAAGTCTGTACCAGTTATTCTACCTAACTGATACTGAGCTTCTAAGTGAGTAGTAACAGCTTCCATTAAGTCATCAAAGACTCCAGTACCTGTAACTACGTTATTAGTAACTGTTAGTGAGCTACCTTGTGTTAAATTTGCTTGGGTTAATGCCATAGTATTATCCTACTGATCCAGTTGCTTTTTGTTTTACTTGTAATGTCTGTCTTTCCTCTTCAGTCAATGGAGGAAGTACTTCAATGTTAAAAGCTTTAATATTTTTAGGTTCCATAAAGTCTTGACCGTTACGAGTAACTTTAGCAAAGATTTGAGTCTCTGCAGCTTTAAGATGGTCATACAACATATTAGGTATATGCCAACCATCTTCATTATTGTAAGGAATATACTTTTTAACAGACTTTCCGTCATTAATTGTTTTATTACCTACAGTAAAGATTTCACCAGCAGACTCTCGCTTAAGAGGGTCATTAGACCTTACAATAACTCTAATAAGTTTCATTGCATGTAAGTTTCTCATGCCTTCTAATTCAACACCATTAACTTTAAAATCATTAGCAATTAATTCTTCTTCAGTTATTCTTATCTTACTTGATTCTGGGGCTATATTAGTTTTAGCAGTAGTCATTACATCACCGCTTTTAACGGCATTTAAAGCTTCTTCTAATTTTTCTCTTTTACTATTAAAGTGCATAGTTACACCGTGAGTACTTAATTCGTCACTAATCTGTTTGGATGTCATTTCTTCAATTGTCATAATATCTCCTTTTAAAAATCTTCCCCACATACGTAGTATGTGGAGAAGATAAGAAAACTCAAATTAAGCTTTCTTAGTCCAGATGATTCCTAGACGTTCAGGGCGTAGAGCCATGAAGCCATAGTACCATTTGATTGAGTAGAAACCCTTTTCACCGTAAGGGTCGTTTACGTCTGCAGTTTCTTTACCTGGCTTCTTATGTGTAGTAGTGAACTTAAGGCTCTTACCATCAGTTTGGAAACCAATAGTAGTAAATGAACCATCACCAACACAAAGCATAGGATAAATTGCAACATCAGATGCACCACCTTTTTCAGAGTGAAGCATTTCAGGAACTACAACAAAGCGGAACTGGTCTACTGAACCAATCTCACCATTCATAATTGTAGTAGCGTCAGCGTACTTTTCTACACCAACAAAACCTGAACCAACACCTGAACCAGAAATATCAGTCATCTTACGTACTAGAGGAATCAAATCTGGTCCAATGTACATAACACGTCCACCCTGGATAGTTTTAGTATCAGTCATACGAGAACCTGAGATTATCTTAGTTGTTCTTGGAGTCTTGTTGTTGTCCAAGGCAATAGATAAAGTCATTAGGTCATCATAATCAGCAACTGCAGCTACAGTAGCTTTAGTAGTTACTACACCAGGATATTGAACAGTACCACTAGTTGTAGCAGTATTAATCAAATCCTTCTGTAGTTGCGCTTCAGTTAACTCTGTAGCACCTACTAGCATTTCTTCAGTGATGTGTGACATCAACTCTGAGTCTGAATCAAAGTCTAGAGACTCTTGAGTGTACTCAGTGAAAAAACCTTGCTTGATAAGTGAACCAGTTATCTGTGTACGTGTAAAACCGACACGGTTAACTCTTCCACCATTCTCAGTTAACGCTGGTAGACGATCAATGATAACACCAATATCTTTTGATGAACCATAAATGTTACCACCAAGCTCAAGTGAAATATCAGCAGTAGCATGTGCTAAAGCTTGTACTTCAGTACCAAAGTAACCTGCTGCTGTTGCTGTAGCAGCAACCCAACCTGTACCACCAGTTACTTCAGCACCTTGACCAGTGTAACCTTTCCACTTACCTTGAGTAAGAATCAGTCCTGCTGCATCAAGACCTTGGTCTGATACGTTAAGACTATCTAGTAGTGGTTGATACACATCTTGCTTAATTGTCTTACCATGATGCTTAGGCATTGCCCTTACATCAGCTAGCGGCATAAAGTACTGAATGTCACGTACTTTGATGAGCGCTTTCTTAAAGTAAAAATCAGTACGTGCTTGTGCACCGATATTACTAGCGCCATCGGCGCCGGTTCCATATTCTAAAGCCATTTTAAGCTCCTATAAACATTTAAAAGAGAAAGACTAGACATCAGCTAACTTCATAAATTCTTCATCGGTCATACCTAAGTATTCTGATGGATTAGAAGCAACTTTACCTGAAGTCTTCCTTGTCCCAGCTGCAGCTTTACGCTTTTGTTGTATAACAGCAGGGTCCTTTGCTTTAGTCTTCGGTACAGATGCAGGAGGAATAGTAACAGATTCCTGTGTATTATTAAGCGCTCCTTGTGATTGTAAGTGTTCTGCCACTTGTCTATATGCAACAACATCAGGTACTTGTAGTCTTCCTAATGCTCTTTCAGTATCAACAACTGATTGAACTTTATCAAATACCCCGTTAAACACGTGGTCATTGATAATCGAGATAATTTCAGGGTTATCAGATATTAAGTTTTTGCTTTCGTTATCCCACTCTTTTGCTAAGATATTTATAGTCTTATCAAAAGATGGAGTTTCTTTAATATCATCAATTGCTTGATTTATCTTGAACTCTTTATCACTTACGCCATAATTAGTAGGCTTGTATGTTACTTCCTCATCAGTATCTATATCTAACGGATCAATACCACTCTCTTTTAAAAGCTTAGCAATTGCTTGAGGATTCTTTTTAGAGATATCGATTAGGTTGTTAAGTTTATCTTGGTTTAACAAACCTTCTTTCTCTAACATACTCACCATCTTCAGATTTGGACTTAGAGTCTTCATCTTACTATGATAGTCAGCACCTTTTTGCATTAGGGATATAGCATCGTCAATGTTATCAACTTGCATCATCCTCTTACTAGCTTTAAACGGTGACATTATCCGTTTATATGCTTCTTCAAAATCTATTCCAGCTTTTTCTTGAGTATCCTCTTTCTTAGCTGTTTCGGTATCATCAGTCACATCTGTATCGTCAGACTCTGTGTCTTCAGCATCTTCTAATGTTTCGGCTTCTGGTTGAGTATCCTCTTCCAGGTCAGCTACTTCATCTTCTAATATCTCTTCTTCAGATTCTTCATCGTTACTTTCAGATTCTTCAGTCTTATCATAAGGGTCAACCTCATCATCAGTTTCCTCCGAATCTTCACTTGTTACTTCTTCAGAAGTTTGCTCTTCTTTAGAAGTATCAATTTGGTCAGTAAATTCTTGAGCTTCTTCTTGTTCTATCAATGCAGCTTCAAGTTCACTTAAATCTTGTTTTAGGAATTCTTCGTCATCCATTCCTAGGGGACTATTTACTTCAGCCATTAGCTTAAGTCCTCCTGTAGAATTTCAGTTCTAGCGTCTTCATCTTCTCTTAACGCTTGTTCTGCTTGCATACCTCTAGTAAGTACGCTATCAAAAAAGTTACTTAATGCACCAATACCATAAATCATATTGTCAATTAAGGTTTGTTGTTCGGTGGTTAAAGAACTAGCTTTTGCCATAACTAACCTAGCTGCTTCTTCTTTAAAGTAATAATCAACTACTACCTTTTTAAACTCTTTATTTTTGAATAGTTTTATAGTACTGTCTTTAATATCAATGAAATGCTTAGCATCATTCATACTATCTTCTAAGTCTTGTAACTCTTGGTCTGTGCTCATCGTGTGTCCTCTTATTGAGATAAAAACAAAGTATTGTTAATATTTTAAATAACAAATCTTTTCTACTTTTTAGATAAATTATTTTTTCATATAACCTATCCATTTTCGCGATTATATCACGATTTTTTCTAACGTTACCTTCCATTTTATGCAGATTCATTAATAATTGCGTCTGCAAACTTACTATCCATGTTATTTTGTTGGTCCATTCCTTTCATGTTTTCTTCATGTTGTCTGCCAACTCCAGACTCTTGTTCTACAAAGTTTAAGTCTTCTAAATCAGACTTACTGTTTATATTTCTAGACTTAGACATTTCTGTTTGAGTCTTAGCCTTCTTGTATTCAACATCAACTGTGTTTTCTTGTGCTTTAGCAGTTTCATTAGCAATCTGAGCTTGCAATAGTTGCATTTCCATCTGTGCTCTTTGTTCAGCCATTGGATTAGGTTGTGGTTGATATTCTTTAATTTGTTTAGATAATTCAGGCATCTTACGTAATCTAGCTATGTCAGATAATATAATTTGTGACATAGATGGATCCATATTGTTACCCATAGTTTGTAACATGAACGATAGCTCTTGAGCCTTCTCGTTATCTGCCTCAGCAGTAGAAATGTTTAGTTTAATATCATACATGCCACCTAAGTCTTCCCTATTAATAGCAACAAACTCTTCGTTAGTTACTCTTATAATCTCTTGGTCAGATAAGAACTCAGAGTTCATAGATATAATCTTACGACCTATTTGATTAATACCATCAGCTAATCTTCTAAGTATTCCTAGCTCACGTTTAGAAGCTGCATCTAATGCACTTCTAATACCTGTGGCTGTGTTACCCAAGGCTGCTCCACTAATACCACTATTAAATGCTTTAACACCTGTTAATGATTCAGCTTCGTTATTTTGAAGATTAAGCATATTCAAAGCACTTTGAGGTATTTCAGGATATACGTCCATATGAAAAGCTTGTCTAGGGTCTACATTAGAATTAAACTTATAATCGGCACCTTGTTCAAACTTACGTGCATTGGTAACATCTAAAGCATCTTTACGGATACCCATCTGTCCATTAGCAGACCTACCAATAATATCAATCATACCTCGTGTTACAGCACCAATAATCTTTTGGTTGTCTTCTAGTAATGCACCATCTGGTTCACCATAGATGTGCTTACGCACTGGTAAATACTGAACTGATACAAATGGTAGCTTTTTATCAGGAAACGGGTTAGCTTCCATTCTAATTAATACATCACCTACCCATGTAGCTATAAACGGCTCTACTTCACCAGTATCATTAATATCCCAGTAACCCCAGTATTCATAAACAATAATCTTTTTACGAGGGTCATCTTTAAATTTAAAGTTAGTCTCATCTTCTAAGTTATGGTCTGGTTGTGCTAATGGTGCAGCATTCTCAAGAATTACATGCTTTAAGTTTGTGTATCTACCATCTCTCTTAAGCTCAGCCATTGATGTTTCAAAACTGTATATTACAAAGTTAGCTTTATCTAAATCACCTAAACATGTAGGGTCAATAATAATGTTGTTGTAATCACATACTTCTAATTCAGGTTGATTCCTAAGTACTTTAGTACGTTCTTCTGTATGAGTACCAATTTGCATAGGCATCACTGGAGTTCCTGTTTCCATAGTTATCTGATGAGCTTCTTGTATCTCTGGAGGAGTCTCAGCTTGAAATTTTTCAGGGTCTTGTTCCATCATTTGATGTAACTGTTCGTGCATCTGACCTGCTTCAGGAGAGGGTTGAAATTCAAAATCAGGAACTTCAATCTCCTCAATTTCATCTTTGTATTCCCAACCTACTTTAACTATAACAGTACCTTCATCTACAGCAGTACGAATGTATTCATCAATAAAAGCTGTTTTATCAATCTTACAATTAATCTGATAATTTAATAACAATCCATTTTGTATAGCAGACTCTTTGTCTTCAAAAGTCATAGGGGCTGTATTAAACAAATCATCAGTAGACAAGAACGGCTCACTTAATGCAGCATAGCGCCATTCTGCTTGTTTACGAATTAGTTTAGGTACAATCTTAGACCTACCACTTTTAGGAGCTATAGTTTGTTCACCTTTTAAAGCACTTATCCAATTATCAACATCCATTACATGTGCTGTATGTGATGACTGAGCTTCATCGTAGTCTGCTTTAAGCTCTAATAAGTCAGGAGGATTTTTCCAATCCGTTAACTTATCTGGTCCACTTAAATCTAAATCTAAATCATGTTGTTTTTCAGCCATGTGCTTGTTCCTTAAGTTGTTGTGCTACATAATACTGCATTATGCGGATATCTTTATATTTTTTAACTTTATGTAATGTTTTACCTTGATACTCTAATGTTGTATCCATATACTTACTAAATAGACTTACAGTGTTTGGGAACAATACACAGTATATATCTTTATCTCTTACTATTTCTGTACAAAAATATTCATATATTTCCATAAAATGTCTTTTGTCTTTGACAGAATCTGAAATAGCTACGCTAGTAATAAAGTAACCAGGTAAAGCTTTATCATAAACATAATACAAAAAAGCATTACCTTTATGCATTATTGTGCAACGTTTAAATTTAATATCCATTATCTATTATTAATTTGTTTCCATAATTTAATATTTTTAAATTTTGGGGTTATTTCTAATTCTTCTCTAAAAGCTTCTAGTTCTTTTCTAAATCCTGTACCAAATCCTTCATAATCTTTATTCCAATCTCTCATTGTGTGAACATTTGCATCTTCTCCACCTAATAAATATCCACCCACTACTTGGTCAAATCTACTTGCTTTCCACCAATCTTTTTTAGTTCTTGATTCACCTTTTATGGGCATTGACTGAGTATCATGTTTATAAGATGCATCTTTCCAACGCATAACTGCTGGATCATTTTCTGCTGCTTTTTTTAATTTGTTATACCACTTTGGGGATGTTTTATCTAAACTATGTAAAGCTTCTCCAAAAAACATATCACCAATAAAGTCACCTGTACTTCCTTCTGCTTTTAATTTTTCTTCATTAATATAAACTTTACCATCTATTGATTCACCGTAATAAGGATGTGATGAAAAAAGAAATTTTTCTTCTTCTGGAGTTGCTCTTGTAACTCCATTTAAAATTTTATCCATTAATTTAATAGTCATCAGTTACTTTGGGTAAACCACTTTTTAATTGCAGCAATGTCTATATCTTTTCTTTGAGGTTTTTTAACAAATGTAGGTAAGTTTTGTCCCCAAGTTTCTTGAGCTTTTTGATAACCAGCATCAGTTTTCCAAAAATCTGAGTTTTCATCTGCACTCCAATAGTTACCAGTAGTTTCACCTTTATCATTTGTTGGTAGTTTAAATCCAGGCATTTTTCCGTAATCAGGACTTAATCCTTTTAAACTTCTAGCATCATTCATTTTTTCTTCAGGACGCATATGAGGTTTATATTCAAAGTCAAACATAGGCTTATTGCTTTGTCTCGTAGCAGGACCTTCATTTGAAAAACCACGTGCTTTACTAGCTTTATCAAACATAGCTTGATCTGCTGCACTTACTTTACCATCATTTTTATAACCTTCTATACCAACGTTACCTGATTCTAAACCAAAACGTTCTGCTTTAGCTGCGTCAAATATAGCTTGGTCTGTAGGTGATACTGTGCCTTGATTAGTAGCACCATAACCGGGTATACCTACATTTCCTTTTTCTGAACCAAAACGTTCTATTTTTGCTGCATCAAACATTTCTTGGTCTGCTGTTGAAACTGGTGTTTGTTCATAAGCATTCATTTCAGGATTTTCAGCTTTTTTTAAACCTTTAAATAAATCTCCAAATCTATATTTATCAACTAATGAAGTTCTGCCCATTGGATCAGTATTTTCATAAAAATAACTGTCATCTTTTTCTGCGTTTGCATTATCCATAATTGCAGCTAATTTATCAATTTGCTCAAGCCTTTGTCTATTACTATTAGATAAATTTTTACTTTCTTTTAATAGTTTAGCTTCTTTTTGTCTATATTCTTGAAGAGGGTCAATAGTATCTTGATTTTGAAAATTATTTTCTGCTTTATTAACATTATCAGCAGCTAATGCTGCTTCAGCAGCTGCTAATATATCTGCATTAGCACCAGAACCACTTGTGTAAGCAGGTTGTGCAGCTCTTACAAACAAACCATCAGGATTTTCTTCTTCAGTAGGAAAAGTAGAAGCAAATACAGATTCATAATCATCTGGATTTTCAGCTTTATCTTTAAGTATATCTCTATTTAAAGCAAACTTTTCACCTGCTGACATACTATCTAATTTATCAACTGAAGCCGCTATTTTTTCATTCATTCCTTCTATACCTGTAGAAAGACTTAATTCATTAGAAGCTTTTAAAGTTACTCCAGTATTAGACTGTAATGTAGTGCTACGGTATACCGCTGCATCAACAGCCGTTTGTTGATCCATGTGTGTACTTGTAGGTGTTAGTTTGCCTGCTTTAAGCATATCTAAAACACCTTTAGCATTATAAACTCTACCATTTAACAAACTAGGTACGTTAATCCATTTACCACTATTTGCAGGATATTCAACTGTTACTGATAACTCAGAATGAAGTTTACCAGTTTTAGCATTTTTATATATTATTCTTCCAGCATCTGTTTTTTGGTCTGTTGGAACAAGCTTATAGCTTTTATCAACGTTTTTTAGATGTAGTTTATTTGCTGCCATAATTTATCCTACCATTTAGCGTTTGTTTTACGATGCTTATTCCAAGCTGCAAATCCACCTAGCTTTAAACCAAAGTATGCAAGATAGTTAATTAGCCTGAATCCGTTTTGTACTATGTTTACGTCTCTAAATATAACATCTAATTCTTTTTGTGTCTTAAGACCTATACTCTTCTTTTTACCCTTACAAAGCAAAGTTTGATACTTGTATCCATAATCATGTATTAAACCACCTACTAATAACACTCCCATTGGTGACAACCATGTATGTAAGAATTTAGGTACTGACGCCCCGTCAAAGATAAAACCTTTAGGTATTACTAAGTCTTCACCATTAATCTTGTAATGATAGTCACTAACTATTTCCCACTTACGAGATACTAGTAACCAGACTTTAAGTCCTCCCCAAAAGCCTTTACCTTTAGTAGGTATTGGAATAGGTTTCATATGTGGCATACCTGTTGCTTTAAACTTTAAATCAGGCTTTACATCTTTATCTAAAACCTTCCAAGCAGCTCCAATAAGTATTAATATAAATACTAAACTAAACTGCCAAAACTGTACTGCGTATGCTGTTACTGTTTCCATATCACTTCCCCTTTGCTAATTGTGCGCCAAAATAAAATTCTATAATCATACTTGCCCAAGAAAATATTTCGTCATATTTAACTAAACCGCTTATTACCTGGTATTCCACTACATCTTGTGTAAGGTTGATACCTAAGATACTAAACCCTTTTTGTACTACTGGGATAGCTGTCGGGATGTCAAACCAAACCGGTGCTATCTGCGTAAATATAATTAATGCTAGAATAACCATTATAATTATTCTTCTATTCATTGCAGCCATAGGGCTTTCTTTACTTGCTGCAGCTCTAGCTTGATTTATGGAGTCATTACGTGCTTGCATTGACTCTATCATCAATTTTTGATTTTCAGACGCTGCTTGGCTCTTTAGAGCCACCAGCTTACCTAAAAACCCTAAGAGTATTGGTGCTATGCCTGTTATAAAGCTAATCATTACATTAGCTTCATCAATAGTGGGACAATTCCCACATCACTAGCAACCATTACTCCAAATCCAATTATTAAACCTTTAAACATTGCTTTGTTGCTTAAGTTCATGTTTTTAATTTCACGAACTGATTTAAACAAGTCTTCAATCTGTTCTTGCTGCTTATCCAACTGCATTTGCATTCTCTGTTGTTGTGACATATTTAGTATCCACCTTTTCTCGGACTTGGACTTGGTCTTGGTGCAGGTCTTTTGCCATTTTTTCTATTACCCATGTTATTTTCCTATTATTGTATTATTATAATAACACCAATCATCAAACTTTTTATTTTATTTGTTATGTAACTCTTTTATGGTATTAATTTTTTTGGTCTATTTTCACCAAATTTATTAAATATTTTTCTCCAATTTTGGTATTTAATATTAGAAAGCATATGTTTGTTTTTTATTTTCTTTAAAAACTTAGGCCTTTCTTCCATTTTAACAAGTTTAACTACTTCTAATTCTGGTGTAAAAAAAGTTACTCTGTACCACGGTTGACCTTTTTTTAGTATAAATGTTTGTTCATCTTTTTTAATAGCATAACCAACACTTAATGCTCTGTCAGGCCATTTATATATGTCCATTTGGCCTGTGATGGTTTGTGGGTTAGTATCAATGCCATTGCTGTGTTGCAACATAATAGTATTTTTAGTATCTGATACAAACGACCAATTTGGAACAATTAAGACTTGTACAGATTCTGCAGTAGCATCAAAACCTAAAACTGCACTTTCTTTAAAAAAGTTATTATTTAAATTTAATGTAGTTTTATCTTCATTAATCGTCCAACTAAATGTTTTATCTCCTTCATATTCTCTATTTCGGATTACTGTCCACTCTAAGTCAAAAGGGCATTTTACTTCAAAAGTATTCATATGATATCCTTTAACAGCAGGACATCTTGTTAAATCACCACCAAGTAGTTCTATAGGTGTTGGTTTACATTCTTCTAAAAGTTCTAAACCTAATACACCGCCTTGGTCATCAGGATGTCCTAAGTATCCAATTTTTATCATAATTCAAATTCTCCTAGTATATTTCTTACTTAAATGTTTCATATAATCTTTATTGTTAATACCAAACAAAGGGTTTTGTAGTGGATTTACACGGTTTTCTTTATCTAGCATTTTTAGACTATCATTAATATTTCTTTTACCAACTTTACAACCTTGTTGAATTAACCAAGTAGTCCAATTACCATCAGTTAAAAACGACCAATCATTAACATAACAACTAATACTTGTATTAGGATTTTTTAACATGTCCATGTAATAGTTTTGTCTATCAGAAATCTTTATATAAGATTTAGCTTCTTGCCAAAAAGGTTCACTTCTTTCTGAGATAGTATAATGAGAACTTACAAAATCTATACTAGATTCAAAATACTGAGACATTATATTATTATATAAAAGATAACTTTTTTTATTATAAGTGTTATCTTTTATCTGAGAAGATAGTTGTTGTATTCCTTCTATTATTAATGCCAGTCCTGTACTTTCTAACGGTTCAATAAACCCAGCTGACAAGCCTATAGAAACTACATTTTCGTGCCAAGGATTTTCATTGTAGTAAGGCTTCCAGTTTAATACTTGCATATCTTCTGGTTTAATTTTACCTTTATGATGTTTACTTAATTCTTGTTTAGCAACATCTTCATGCATCAAACTTCTGTTAAAAACATAACCAGTGCCTAATCTTTCTTGTGTTGGAATCTGCCAAATCCACCCAGATGATTTTGCAGTACAAGTAACATAAGGTTTTATATCTTCTTTATTAATTCTACCTGCTACTGCGGTATCACAAATTAAACGATTGTTTAAATTATTTTTTCTTGGTTTATTTTTTAGTAACTGTAAAAA